CTTGGCCGCCTTGTCGAGAGCGTTGAGGAGTTCGCTTTTCAGCTTGGTCAGCGAAGGCCCGCCGTACTGCTGCATGAATCGGTTAATGATTTGCTGCGGCCGGATGCCGCGGCGTGTGCCGTACTCGAGCCAGATAGCCTTGCGGCTGTTGAAGCCGGCCTTGTAGCCGACCACGCCGTAGACCACGCCGTCGGCGTTGCGGCCGATGTACTTCGATTTGGTCCTGACGGCCCGCCGTAGCTCGCCTGTTGATTTGTTCTGCGGCACAAACGCACCCTTGCGCCGCCGGCCGCGGCGGACGCCCAGCGGCGGAGTGATAGAGCGCAGGATCGGAATGCCGTCCTTCACAGTCTGCTTCATTGCGGCCTGTAGGTGCTTTTTGGCGATGTGCCTGGGAAGTGCCGCAAACCGACCCATAAGGGCCTGGAGCTCTTGCTCGACGTTGTTTTCCCACCGGAGCAGCATCAGGTCGCCTTCTCCTCACACTCAAGCTCGTGCTCAGATCGTGGGCCGATCTCCACGACAGACGAGATGTAGAGGTAGCGGTCGCCGCGGCTCTTCCACCGGACACGCATCTTTCCGCTCACGCCCTCTACGTAGTGGCAGCGGACGACGAACGTGGCTGAGCCGCCAATACGGTTTTGCTTCTGCGTCTCGGAGTAGCTGATCGCCTCGACGGCCGCCCGCCTGGTCGCGTGCGTCGACCAGCTCGAGGTGGCCTCGCCGAACGCGTTCCGCGTTTCGGTCTGCTTCTCGATCACCACCGTCTCGCGCAGGCTGCCGGCTGGAATGGACATTACCACCTCCCGCTGACAGACTCGCTGGCCAGGAGCGTCTCAAACGCCAGCGGCACGGCCGAAGGGCTGTCGGCCGACGAGGCCTCGCGATTGGCGTAGAGGTGCCCCACGTAGAGCAGGATGGCCGTGCGGAGCTGCGGCGAGATCGTGGCCTGCCCGGCCCAATACGTGACCGTCAGCGTGGTCAGGTCCGACATCTGCGGAGCGGACGAGAAGCGGATCTGGCCAGCGTCGGCGTCGACCGTGTAAGTGGACGAGCTCACGGCCGTGCCGTCGACATCCAGTGTCACCGGATAGCTGCCGCCGGTCAGCACGGGCACCACCGGCAGGCCGAGCACCACGGGGCCGACGTTGTCAGGGCCGCGGGTCCAGCCAGTGCCGTCGGTGGCGTCGAACTTGGCCCGGAGCTGCTGCGGTGCCAGGGCCACGCCCAGCCGTCGCTCGATCAGTCTGCGGGCCGTGGCGATCATCGACACGATCAACGTGTCGTCGTCTTCCTGCTCGGGCAGCAGCGACAGATGGGCCTTGGCCATTGCCAGCGAGACGGGCTCCACGACCGGCTGCGTTGCGTTTGCGAGAGAGCGGAGACGCATGGATCACCTCTCCAGCTTCGCGGTTCGCTTCTCCGGCTCGGGGGCGACTGCTCGCTCAACGATCGGGGCCTCGGTGGTTTCCACCGCGTAGCCCTCCTGCTCGAGCACCAGGGCGAAGTCGGGCAGCTTTTCGACGACGTCGCCGGCCTTGTGGCCCCAGCCGTCGCGGACGAATTTCATGTTTGGCACGGCAAGGATTCCTTGGGTGTAGAGATGCGGCCGGGGGCGTTTGGCGCCCCCGGCCGCTCAGTTGTCACGCTGCGGTTATTAGCTGGCAGCCTTGGCGAGCCGGCCGACAAACTCGGGGGCATGGTTGGCCACGCCGAACCGGGTGTTCGCCACGTAGAGCACCTGGCGGTTCCGCATGAGGATCTCCCGGCCGGCTTCGATCTCGAGGCCGCTGTCCTTGATGCCGACCACAGTCGACATGGCGAAGTCGCCGTAGAGGGCCAGCGTCGTCGCGGGCAGGCCCTTGACGATGTAGACCGGAGCACCGAAGACGGTGGGCACCACGCGGCCGCCGCCGACCGTCATGGTCGTCTGCTGGGCCGACCACAGCTTCATCAGGTCGACGAAGCCGGCACGGCTGGCGACCCACGAGCTGGTCCCCATCACGGTCTCGTCTACCTTGCCGACCACGTCGGCCAGGTTGTTGAGCGTGGTCGCGGCCGATGCCCCGACGGTGATGGTGTTGCCAGCCGCCACCGCGCCGGCGAGGCCGGTGATGGACGGGCTGGACGAGTTGCCACCGAGCCAGACGGCGTCGAACTTCTGGGCGTAGCTGAGGGCGAACCGCTCGGCCACGAGCCCGGCCACGTCGATCGGCGAGTCCTCGAGCAGGCTGCGAGACACGGCCACGCTGGCCCGCATCTCGTAGAGGGTCAGGTCCGCCGCGCTCGTCGACAGATCCTGGTCGGTCGTCGCGGTGCCTTCCGCCACGAAGCTCGCGGTGGCATCGCCAACCTTGGGGAAGTTGATCTTGGCACCGGCGGGCCGGATGACCGTGGCGAGCTGCAGGCCCACCGACGCGTACTGGAGCCGATTCACGATGGCGTTGTAGAGCTCGGTGACAACGTATTCGGCACCCTTGGCGTCGTAGGTGCTGGACGTCTCGCCCATCGCCCGGATTTCGCCGGTGTAGAGCTGCCGGAGGTAGCCGCCAACCAGGGCGGCAGCCTTGGACGAGCTGAACGCCTTGACGCCCGAGCGGATGTCCGCACGGTCGCCGGTGACTTCGCCCTTCTCGACCGCGGCGCGGGGCTCGCTGTCGGAGACATTGGTGAGCTTGGATCGGGCCGCCGAGAGCCGGGCCTCGATCGCGTTCTCGCGCTCCACGACCACGTTGAGCTCGTCCGCACGCGTCAGCGCCCTTTCCAGGGCGGCTGCCGCAGCGCCGTCCTTGTCGTCCGAAGGATCGACGTTCCGCAGGTTCTCGATCTGCGGGATGAGGGCGGAGATTTCGTCCTGGGCCAGGCGGAGCTTGTTCATGTTTATCCTCGGGAATGTGGGTCGGTGTCGTGAACGACTCGCACACTTTCGCCCGTCTCGGCTGGCCGTCGAAGTTGGGCCGTTCTACGGTAGATTTTTTCTGCACTTGCCGTCAGGGCACGTGCCGCACTTACAGGCCCACCGAGAACCGTCAGGCCGCACCGTGTAGCCCTTGCCGCCGCATGGACAGGCAGCCGGTGCGGCTGGCTTCTCGGGCTCGCGGACGGTCTCTTGTGCCAGAGACGCGTAGGCCACCGTCACGCATCCAGCAGCTCGAGCACGCTCGGCGGCGATGCTCGACGGGTCGTGAGACGCCCACGCCAGCACGTACAGAATCCAGTGCCATAGAGCGTGCATTCACCACCTCGCATTCGAGAGAACGAGATGGCCGTCTGTGCCGACGACTGCGTGAGCGAGCTGCACCTCGTCGGCATCCGGGGCGGGCTCGGCAAACAGCAGAGCCGTCAGGCCGAAGCGTGCGGCCACGCCTGCGACCTTTGCCAGGAATCGCAGTACGGGGCGATCGGGCCGCGGCGGCTGGGGCCTGAGCGGTGAGTCAGGGGCGGTCGCGAACCACCACGTGGCCGCGATCATCACCACAGCAGCAACGGCGAGTTTCTTGTGAGTGTCAGACATTCGATTCACTCCAGAGTCGGTGCAGATACAGAACCACAAGAGCCCCGATGATCGACCCAAAAAGACCGGCCGGTCCGGTGCCAAATGGCAGGCCGCCGGCAACACTGCCAACCACGCCCACGGCGATCGTCGGCAGCCAGCCGTTCGGCAGTTTCGACGGCAGCAGGGCCTGGGCCACGGTGCCCACAATCGCCCCAAAGATTGCCCACAGGATCAGGTTCATTTGTCGATCCCCCAGTTGTCGTTGTCGAGCGTTCTGGCCTTGAACCCGTCGACCGAGCCGATCACGAACGAGTCGCCCTGCGCGAGGATCGCCTCGGCGTCTGAGCGCGTGATCCAGAACGAGCCGTCCGGCTGATCCGGCGGATGCTTGCCGCCCTTGACCCAGTTGCCCCACGAGTTCATCACCAGCACGCCGTCGCGCGGGCTCTGCATTGGGTGCTGGGATCCGGGGCCGTTGTTTGCGGCGTACTTCACAGAGATGCAAACCATGCAATGCCCCCACTGCGACTGGCGCCTGAGGAACCCATCTGCGTCTCTGTCCTGGCCGGCAAAGCCCACGTTGGAACATATGGGCACACACATGCCGCTCTCTAAAGCGGCCGTTAGGCCCTGCCACGTTTCGCAGAGGGCCACGTCTCGGGCGGTGTGTTCGTTGGCTATCTTGGCGAGCTTCGGCGGGCAGCCCGTGGCGCCCCACGACTTAGCTCGCGGGATGTCGTACTTGGTCAGGTCAAACTCGCCGTACTTCTGGCGGAAAAGGATTCCGCCCACAGTTGGATCCTTGCAGCGGCCGCTGACCCAACGAGCGGCTGCGGCACCGAACGAGCCGTCCGTGTACCCAGCGTTTACAACCGGCGGCGATCGTGCCGCGGTTCTCGACCCCGCATACAGCGGCTCAACGGCGACCTCGAGCGGTGGATCCTGCAATCCTCCCTGCGACCAGTCGACGCATTGGCCGACATAAGATCCCATCGCCCAGCCAAACCCAACGCACGTGCCAATATTGCCTTGATTCCACGGCCCGTACGGCGTGGCGTAGCGTGCCCGATGTGCCCTGTCGGCGTAGCGGTAGAGGTACGCGTCGCGACCCTTGGCGGCGCGAATGACGTCGGCACCGGCCTCGCGGAAGGTCGGCCTGTCAAGCTCCTGCAGGAACGTCCGCACGCCCACAGGGTCTGGCCGGTAGCCGAACGAGTTGTCGACCCGCCGCAGCACTCGGTGGGTGTAGTGGTCGACGACGGCTCCCACAAGAGCCGCGAAAGCGACGAACGCCAGCGCCGAGAATGTCCAGACGGCCTTGCGGTGGCTCATCAGTGCTTCCCCCAATGCAACAAGGGAACACCAGCGGCCATACACAGCAGACCCACAGGCATCGACAAGAACATCCAGATTAATGGCAGGCCCGCGCCAGCGCTCAAATCCTTGTCAATCGGGCACCCGAGAACGTGGATGACGTACCAATCCAGGTATGGCTGGTTCAGCGTAAACAGAGGAGCCGGCCAAGCGACAAGCCATAAGCCACCGCACAACAGCACAAACCCGACGACCTTAGCAGCGTTTTTCATCAGTCAGCCCCCTCGCCAATCCTCCGCACCCGCGGCAGCACGCGTGGCAGCACCGGGCCGGGGCCGTCTTCTCGACGGCACTCGCACGGCTTCACCTGCTCGCGGATTGCCACGATCTCGGCGTGGATCATCCCGAGCCAGATCGGGCACGCGACGGCCGCCAGCATTACCACCAGGATGGCTATGAGGTGCAGCACGTAGAGGCCGTTGTCCACGATCTCCCAAAGCAGGTCGGAAAACTTCATCGGACCGATTCCTCCGCGAGTTGGGCGAGATCCCGAAGCGCCTTCACCCACCGGCCTCTGCTCTCGCCGTCGAGCGGGCCACCGCTGGTGCCGGCGTGCTCGTCGAGGAACCGGCCGGCCACGGCAACGGCGTGAGGCTGGTCCTGCGTGAGCTTCCGGGGGAGGAACCGCCCCTCGGCGGCTGCGATGCGAACGTCCTCCATCTGCACGCCGGTCGTGATCCTGGGCTGCTGCTTGGTGCCGTCGAGCTCGAGGGCGTCGGCAGTGCCCCGGCACAACCCGGCGAACGCGGCAGCGTCTTCGGCGGCCTGCGGGCCGATCCACTTGCCGCGGAGCGAGTAGCCGGTCTCCGGGGCTGGGACCGGGCGTGGCGAAAACTCCACGGCCGCCGCCAATCCCGCTACAGCGAGCAGCGCGGCGAGGATGGCGATTTTCTGGCGACTCATTTGCGCGTGCTCCCGTGGAGAAGATCCAGCCACAGAATGTCGACGGCCTTCGTCGAGTCCTCGTCGAGCGTCTCTGTGGCCGCCAGCCGGTCGCGGACCTCGAGCAGGCTGTCGATCGCGTCACGGGCCGCGGGGGCCGCTGGTGCGGCAGGCGGCGCGACAGGCGAGACGCGAAACAAATCCTCTGCCGAGGGAATCTTTGGGATAGGGTTCGTAACACCGGCCGCCGGCCAAAACAGGTACGCGATGGCAGCTGCGACGATGAGCAATGTGATCATGTGGTGGCACTCCGAGAGATCTTGAGCAGGGCCTCGACGCCGCCGGCGGCGAGCGAGAGCACGAGCAGGCGAGTAGCCGGCCGCAGCAGCATCCACGCTGGCCACGCGGCCACAGGGACGGCCTTGTCGGCCAGCGAGTCAAACAACACAGCGGCGGCCGTTACGGCGACCTCGCGTTTCTGTGGCCCCGTGAGCGAAGCCACAGCGTCCAGGCCCTCGACGGCAAGCCACAGCAACTGGACGAGCAAGCTGCCGAACTCCTGCCACGTGAGCCCGTCGCGGGCCTGTTCGCGGGCGGACGCGAAGAACACGTTGAGCCGGGCCGACACGGTGGAGATTGATTCCTCGGCGATCATCGCTTGCGGCTCCAGATCTCGGTGGCTGGGACCAATCGTTTCCGCCGGGCGTGGCAGCAGGTGCATTCCAGACGCTGGACCTGGTCGTCGCCGGCACGGCGCGACGTGATCACGCGGCAGCGGCTTCCGCACTTGCGGCAAGACCTACTTGATTCGTGGTGCATTCGACTTGAGCCTCGCAGAGACAAGCCGGGCAGCCGCTGCCGTCAGTGCGTAGGACCAGCGGCGACGCTTGTCTGCCGCCGCGTCGGCCTGCTGCTCGACGAGCTGCTCGAGCTCGTGGCTCGTCAGGTTCTCGGCCCGCCACGCTTCCAGCGAGCGGAGGGCGGCCGACGACTGTGGGTAGGCCGGCCGAGTTACGACAGACACGTCCCAGACGTTGGCCACCTCGGAAATCGTCCTGACAGTCGTGCCGTCTGCTTCCTGGCTCCAGCTCTCGCCGCGACCAGCAGGGAGCGAGAACGCGAAGCTTGCCCCGTAGAGATCACCTCGGCGGACGAGCGTGACGATGTCGCGGCCGAGCGTGGTGTCGGGCGGGCTGATCGAGTAGGCCAGCCCACGCTCGACAATCGAGAGTTTCAGAGTCTCGTTGGTGGTGCGGCCGATTGGCTGGCCCTCGTGGTCGAAAAGAGCCACGATGTCAACGCCGCCGCGCGGGTCGTTGCGGTGTCGTCCGATGACCTTGTCGAACGCATTCGGCGCGAAGACCTCGCGGAACCCGCCCAAGTCCTCGCTCTTGCTGTTGAACGGTGGGCTGATGCCCTTGATCATCGGCGAGGCGGCCGACCGCTCCTCGAGCTCGATCGGCTCGACAACGGACGGAACATAGCGGCGCTCAATCGACACTTCGTGTTCAGGCATCGGTCGGCTCCGTTTCTGCTTGGGGCACGTCCTCGGGCTCGATCGTGTCGGCCGGGTACTGCGATCCATCCGGCACAGCATCCGGCCCGGTGCCGGTGGCCGACGTTCCCAGCGGCGCGAAGCCGAGCTGCATGTAGGTGGCGTTGGCCGCTGGGTTCTCCAGCAGGTCGAGATCTTCAAGGTCTCGCAGCTCGTTGGGCGAGATCGCGCCGCAGTTGAAGAGGAACTGGTAGAGGGCCACGCGGGCCTGCGTGTCACCGCGGAGCAGTGCCCGGCTGTCGAGCCGACAGTAGTGGCGGCCGTCCATCGGGTTGTCGTAGGTCCGCAGAATCGACCGGTCGATCGCGCCCTCAAAACGCTTCTGCCAGGGCAGCAGGCCGAACACGTGGGCGGTCACGAACTCCTGTTCAACGTTGCTGTACTTCGCCATCGCGTCGTCGCCCAGCAGCGTGGTCGGGATGCCGTAGACACGGGCGATGTCGGGCAACATGCTCTTCCGAAGTTCCATGAACTGGTTCGCTTCGTTGCTGTTGCTGTCGATCGCCTTGAATTGCGTTTTCTTGGGCAGGATCGCGGTCGACCCGCGCTTCTTTGGCCCGCCGTAGATCTCCCGCCACTGGTCGCGGAATCGGGCCTGAGCCTCCGCGGGAATCTCTTCCTGCGTTTCGATCACGCCGTCGGGCCGGGCGGAGTTGTCCCAGAACGACGTGGCGGCCAGGTCGAGCTTCCGGGCCAGTGCAACGCTCGTGGCACAGAGCTCGGCGGGGAGCTGGCCCTCGTAGCTGTTGTCACTCATCCAGCGGTAGTGGACGATCTCGCTCTGCTGAAAATCCCGATACGTGCCACGTGGCAGGAGGTATCGGTAGATGAGGCCCTCGGCCCCTCTCATGCAGGTCATGCGGCTCGGGTGCAGCGGCTCGAGCGACGAGCAGAATCCGTTGTCGCCGGCGACGATCCGCGAGTAGGCCCGGCCGTACAGGGCCAGGTGGTAGCTGGTGGTTTCCTTGTATTCGAAGTCGGACTGCCACGAGTTTGGCCGCCACGTCAGGACGTCGTAGCAGGGCAGGTCGTGACAGTGCGTCTTCGGAAAGCCCGGACGCCGGCGGATAATCTCGGTCGGCATGCACGCCAGCGAGCTGGCGATGAACCGCACGCACGCGAGAATGCAGGTAACCCGCACGGCCACCTCGGCCGACATCGTGTCGGTCTGGAGGATGGCACCGATCGGCAGGTGATCGGCAAGGGCACGCAGATCGTACTTAGCTGGATTCTTGCCAGCCCGCGGTGCCCGCGGCTTGGCCGTCGTCTTTTTTGTCACAGCTCGATTATTTGCCATGAGTCCGCGCTCGCCTCCGGCTCCGCCGTCATCGAGACCGCCAGACCGCAGACGGCCGCGACGATCCCGTCTGTCTTCTCTTGGCTCCGCCCTTTGTCGGGCTTCATGTTGCCCTGGTGATCGACATACAGGCAGACGTTCGACGCCATCCACTGCAGGACCGGAGACGGACACCGAAACTTCTTCTCGTGGATCATCACCTCGAGCAGTTTGCTGGGCGCCGTCATGCGGCCAACCGACTGCCCGATAGCGTGCACTTCAAGGCCTGATCGTTGAAGTTGCGTCGCCACGCTGCCAAGGTTCCACGGGTCGGCACCGACGCCGCGCACTTGGTGCTTCTGCGAGTACGCGATGAGATCAGCAGCGACCTGGTCGTGATCGAGACGCACGCCGGGCGTGGTCTTAATCCAGCCGTCCGCGATCCACTGACGGAGCGGAACGCGGGCTTCTTTCTCGCGATCGGTGACGTTCTCCTCCGGCATCCAGAACATCGCCTCGGCGTCGTAGCCGCCCTGGCCGTCGGGGAAGAGCGCGACGGCTGCCGTCAGGTCGAGGTGGTCGGCAAGGTCCAGGCCGATGAAGCACGACCGGCCCTCCAGCGGCAGCGGTGGCGGCGCGACGCACGGGGCGTAGGCCTCCGGCGTAAACCACCGATTGTCTGGCGTGGTCCAGACGTTCAGCGAGTAGCGCAGCCAGCGCGACCGTTTGACAGGATTGGTCAATGAGTCCTGCCAGTCGGCCCGGAACTCTTCCTCTGGGAAGGTAATTCCCATAGACGGGTTGGCCTTCCGCCAGACCGCTGGGTCGTCGAAGTCGTCGTCGGGTTTGGCCGCGTAGATCAGGCCGAAGAAGGTCGGGTTGGCTGCCGGGTTGTTCATGCTCAACTCGGCGTCCTGCCACCACTGATAGCCAGGGCCTTTCCGGTCGTCGCCGGCCGTGCTGATCGCGAGCACCAATCCGTTGGGAGTGGCGCGAGTGGCGTAGGTCAATGCGCTAACGAGCTCGTCGGTGCGGTGAGCGTGGATCTCGTCGATGATCACGCTGCCGTTCAATCCTTCGTTCCGCCACGAGTCGGCCGACAAGCAACGCAGGATGTTGCCGTGCTTCCGATTGCGAATGATCGACTTTGAGTCGACGACCTCGAGCACCTTGGAAAGTGGCGAGGATTCAACAGAGCGTTTCAGCATCCGGTAGAGAATGCGGGCCTGCTCACGGTCGACGGCGGCCGGGTAGACGTCGGCGTGTGGAAGATGCGACGTCAGCAGATACTGTGCGAGCTGCGACATCAGAAACGTCTTCGCATTTTTTTTGGGGACGAAGACGGCGCCGCGGCGATAGCGTAGCCGGCCGTCGGGCCGCTTCCAGCCGAACAACGGCGCGATGACGCGGTCACGGTGCCACGGGATGATCGTGACCGGCTGCGGATCGCCACCGTCCTGGCTGGGAATGCGGCAGAGGCTTTCGATGAACTCCGCTGGCTTCGCCGCAGACTCGGCATCCCACGTGTAGCCGGGCACGTACTCTGGACGGTCTGAGCCCGGCTCAACCGCAGAAGGCGCGGAGCGCGGCTTCCTCGGCGTCTTCTTCGCCATGCTCTGTGGCCTCCGGCGGGAATCGGGTCTCGGCCGCCGGCGTCAGGCCGTACTCGCGGGCCAGGCTGACGAAGTCGCGGCGAGCGTCTCGCAGCAGCCTCGCCACCGGGTTGGCCTGCTGGCCTTTGTCGGTGCTTGTCATCCAGCCCTCGGCGGCGAGCTGCTCCGCGAGCTCGCGGCAGTCGGCGTAGAGGTGCGAGAGCAGGGCGAGGCCCTCGACGTTGTCGGCTCGCAGCCGGCCGGCGCCCGCCAGGCTGTCGGCGTGGGACTGCCAGTAGGCGGCGGCCACCGGCCTCGCCGCGACGTCTGCAGGGGCCTTGGGCGCGGCATTGTAGTCAGCGGACTGCTTTGCTCGAGCACCGCTGCCGAGCGCAGCGGCGTGCTTGAGCGTGTCTCGTGTGCGCTTGCTGTTTGGGTCAGGTGGTGGTCCGCGGCGGCCCATACTTACCTCGCGTTTTGCATTACTATCAGGGTTATTCGAGCGAAGG